GCGGTGCGGATCGAGATGACGTGCGGGCCGATAGCGGGCCGTGCGGGGCTGAGGCGAAGTTGTGGGAGGGTAGGTGATGACCAAGAAAGCATTTAACAAGATAGCCGAGGGATTACACGAGGCGCTGGACGTCGCGAAGAAGGATGCGGAGATCGTACGGCTCAGGGGTTCTGCTGTCATGTTCGCGACGTGGTATTTAGAGACCTTTGATGAGATGTTCGCCCTCAAGCACGACCTCGATAGCTACATGACCATCAACGCAGATCTGGCTACGGAGAACGTGCGGCTGCGGGCCGAGATCGGAAAGCTCCGCGATCTGGTGGAAGACGCTTACGACGAGGGGGCATCGGACAGCTGTTTTCGCGACAGTTCATGCTTCCGGGAAAGCGAGACGTTCAAGGTGCTATATCCACCCCCGCCGCCCTGCGACGTGGAGGGGGTGTGATGAGCAGGACCACACAGCCGATGCTGGGAGATTATGTGGTGGCGACCAAATATGCCGACGGCGACCCGGGCGATCATTTTTGCATCGGCTACTACAACGGAACTTATGATCACTTCGGCCAGATTCGTCATCTTGTGGTTGATAAGGACGGCAAGAGCTTCAGGGCTAACGGTTTTCGTCGCGTGAAGAGGATTGGATCTAGGCGCGGGACATGGATCGTCGAGCATTTAGTGCACATTGAAGCCATGAAAGACCGGTTTAGTGTTTGGCATTGGGTGCGTGCGCCTTGTGCTGAATTGGATGCAATCCAATGACCGGATACGCGGCAATCAACGAAGCTTTCGCCCAGGTTCGCGCAGAGCGCATCGCCAGAGACAAACGATGGGCTGAAGAAGCCGCCGCCAAAGCCTGCCCGACCTGCGCCGACCTCCGAGCCAAGCTCCAGTCCTCCGCCATGGACTGCCTCGCGATCGACGGTCAGGCGATGGATCTGCTGACGGAGAACAAGCGGCTGAAGGATGAACTTGCGCGGGTTGAAGCTCAGAATGAAGCGAACCTTGAGGCGGAACTCGCGAGCATTCAGCGGTCAATCCAGGCGACGGCTAAATTGAAGGCAGACCGCACTCGCCTCCGCACCGTCCTCACCGCCATCTCCCGCGCCACAACCCTGATCCAGGCGGCGCAGATCGCGGAGGGCGCGTTGCGGGGAGATGTTGGTACTGCAACACAGGATGTGGTATCCTACGACCACAGAGACACACAAGCATGAGCGAAACAATTCCCACGTTTGGAGCCACGTAAACCCCATGTACGGCCTCCCCATCCCTCCCCCACCCGAGACCGGCCGGTATGCGCTGACGGTGACTGTTGCGCAGACTGCAATCCACTCCGACGACCTGCCCGACCTCACGACGATCGGTGACCGTATGCGTGGCGCGGAAGTCAGGGTGAAGCTGATAGATGGCAGGGAATTCGTGGTCGGCAAGGTGGATGTGACAAGGGTCGCGCCAGCATGATCAAGCGTCTGGGTGACTTTATGCCCGTCTACCCCGCCATCCCATCTATCCCCGCCTCTTCCCTCGGCTGGCCCTCCACCGATGCCGAACTCCGCGCACTACGCCAGCAGGTCGCCGACCTCAAGGCGCTGTTGGCCGTCGAGCGGGCTCGGAATGCGGCGCCCGTGGGTGAGGAGACCGCAGTGGAGTGGTTGCCAGAGAGGCCGGGGGTGAGGCGGTGATGATCGACATTCAGGGCCCCTCCCCTGCAGGATTCCGGTATCTGACACTCGCCGAAAGCATCCGCATTGCGCGTCAGGCTAAGCAAGCAAGGACCGTCGAATACTACCGGGCACATCCCGAAAAGGCGGCAGAACTTGCGCGGGAGATGATCGAATTCTGGCAGGCCTACCAGGCGTCCCTCGGTGGCAGCACTTGATCCCCCGCTGTCCCTGCGGCGCCCTTGCCCGCACATCCCAGATCGTCCCCATGACCCAGGGAGCGGCGGTGCGCACGGTCATCACCTGCACGGCTTGCGACAACGCGGTGTCGCACGTTGACCCGGCGACCGCGGAAGAGATGTGGTCCGAGTTGGTCGAGTGCGGCGAAGTCAAGCAGAGGAGTGGAGCGCGGTGACGAGAAGGGATTGCCTGAAGGCATTCGCCGCAGCCCCCGCGAGCGACAAGGCCAATCCAAGTGGACCGGAGACATTCGTGCAGTTCTACGAGCGCAGGACGGGAGGCGCCTATCCTGGGACTTACGGGGAGACATGGGATGTCGTTTTCATGCGCATTGCGACGGTCTTCGCCGAGTGGGCGGATAGCAATGGCGGTATCGCTCGTTGAGCGCCGCCCTTAGCGAGCCGACTCAGGACGACTGCCTGCACACGATCGAAGATTCCCTCCGCGCGGCCCTACGCGATTGCATGGAGCGTGAAGCGTCCGACGCGACGACCGATAGCGTGGTTGCGCGCCTGGCCGAGATACTTGTGGCTTTGGACCAAACATAATCCCCCACCCAAAGGACCGTCCCCATGTCCGCACTCCGACGACCCCGCCCCTCCCCGTCCGACCAGCAGTCTAACCGTTCCGACCTCGGCCCCGAGATCCAGCGCGTCGCGATCATCGCCATCGACGGCGAGATCCTGCGTGAGGCACGCGTCGATGTCGTCAAGGCCGAGCGCATGGGCGAAAGCGCGCGGGGCATCGCCTGGCTACCGGTGAAGCTCTGCGCCCAGGGAAAGCTCACGATGGCGCAGGCGGCCATTGCGTCGCGTTGGCGGGATCATATCGATCTCGGAGAAGGCGTGTCTGACCGCGGCCCGGCAACGTCTCGCTCCGGCACACCATGGAACCGCGCCAACATCACCGACGTGCAGCTAGCCGCACGCATCCTGATGGACGAGGCCAGGCGCGATCTTTCCCGGCAGACGATACTGTTGTGCGATCTGATCGTGGTCGCCGACACGCTGGCCGAGGTGGCATTGGCATCCGGTCTCGGACGCAGTCGCATCCTCACCGTGATCGGCGAAGCGCTGGACGCCCTGGACGATTGGTGGGCGGGGCGGAAATAAGTGCTTGACTTGCCCACAAGCAATGGGGCATGAGTTTATGCAACGTTAGGTTCTTCGTGCCTAACGATACTCCCCATCCCCAAAATCCCCATGAGGCTGCGATTTGTCACACCCGCAACCATTGCGAGGCGCGATCGTGCGCCATGAGCGTTTCGTTGGGGTGGTTCTGGGGTCGACAATAGACGGGGTTGCGGTTGTTCCGGTCGTCAATCCGGACCAGCGTGGCGGCCGCCGCCACCGCTCTGACGTGGCGCACGACGAGGCATTCCTGCCGAACGACTGCGTGATCCGCGCTGGCGACCCGAAGTTGATCCGCTCCACACTGATCATGTCCGGCCGCGTCTCTGAGCGCACGCTGGCTAGCATCGAACTGGCCATGCGACGCGAGGCCACAGCTCGCAAGTTCGAAGATCGGCATCACGCAGGTCCTCATCACGAGCGCTGCGTTAGACTCTAATTCGGGCGGAGGCATTTCCCGGGAGCGCAGGCGGCGTTCCTCTAAGCGCGATCCTCCCTAACCGTTGCTGCTCCCGAAGCTCGTAAGCTAGCGCACGGCATGGGCAAGCCCTGCCTCCCTAAGACAATTCGGGGAAAGGATCGCGACCGCCCATCTGAAGGCTAGGAGCATGGCACGATCGAGCGGAACCCGCGTCGGTAAGGGTAAGGGTCACGGCGGTCCAGCAAACGGCTTGGGCTGGGGCGGCCCGCCGAAGGGCACATGCGCTCCGGTCAACAAGCCGTTCGAGCCTGGAAACAAAGCCGCTGTTGGCCGGTCTAATCCCGGTGAAGGTGCTGCCGCGTACCGTCGTATGCGCAAAGAAGAGCGCATCGAAAAGCTCCGCGAAATGCTTTACGGCCTGGCCGAGGAGGCTGAGGCCGAGGCGGTCAAGTTCAACGCGATCCGGCATTTGTGGGATCGTGAGGAGGGGGCGATTGCCCCGGCAAAGCCCGAGGCGGACACCAGTGGCGGGATCGTCGTAAAGGGCGGCCTGCCTGATGGCGATTGAGATTACGCTTCCGACGTTCCATGTCGGACAGGCCAAAATTTATCGCGCCAGGACAAAGCGCAATTCCGTTCGGTGCGGGCGTCGGTTCGGCAAGACCAAGATGATGGTCACTCTGGGCGGCGATGCGTCAATCAAGGGGCGCAAGGTCGGGATATTCACCCCCGAGCACAAGCAGCTTTTCGAGCCCTATTACGAGCTTCTGAGCATCCTGCAGCCGATCAAGACGCAGGCCAGTAAGAACGACGGAATCATCCGCGTATCGACTGGCGGCCTGATCGACTTCTGGCACCTCAATGACAATGAGCTTGCTGGTCGCGGTCGTGAATATGACCTAGTCCTGCTCGACGAGGCCGCTTTCACCAAGAATGCGCAGATGATGCGCACCTGGGAAACGGCCATCATGCCGACGATGGCCACGAGGCCGAATGCCGAGGTGTGGTTGTTTTCCACACCGAATGGCAACGACCCCGAGAATTTCTTCTACAAGGCCTGCCGAGAGCCAGACCTGGGGTTCAAAGAGTTCTGGGCTCCGTCCAGCGAGAACCCGGCCGTCTCCGAGCAATTTCTCGCCGAAGAGCGGATCAAGAAAAGTCCACTTGCCTATGCCCAGGAGTACGCGGCTGATTTTGTCGACTGGTCGGGTGTCGCCTTCTTCGCAGAAGACAAGATGCTGCTCGACGGGCAGCCCTTGGATATGCCGGATCGCGTCGATTACGTCTTCGCGGTCATAGACACGGCGCTGAAAGACGGCAAGCAGCACGACGGGACCGCGGTTACGATCTGGGCCTACTCCAAGTTCAGGCCAGCCTATCCCCTGCTGCTGCTCGATTGGGACTGCGTGCAGATCGAGGGCGCAACCCTCGAGCATTGGCTGCCGACTATCTTTCAGAGACTGGAAGAGTTGGCCAAGCAATGCGGCGCCCGCTACGGATCAGCCGGCGCGTACATCGAAGACAAAGCCAGCGGGATTGTGCTGCTGCAGCAGGCGGCCAACCGTGGTTGGCCCGCGCAGCCGCTGCCTGGTGCCCTGACGGCTCTAGGCAAGGATGAGCGGGCTCTGTCCGTCTCTGGCTATGCCTACCAGGGGCTGATGAAGATCACGCGCCCAGCCTTCGAGAAGACGACCGACTACAAGGGCGTGCATCGCAATCACTTCCTGGCGCAAGTCTGCGGGTTTCGGCTTGGGTCGAAGCGCGATGCGCAGGATGACCTTTTGGATTGTGCGACCTATGCGATGGCCATCGCTCTCGGAAACAGTGACGGGTTCTGACATTCCATGAGCGGATATGGATCGAACGAAGCCGAGGGGGGCGTTGGCTTTACCTCCATAGGCGCCGCCTCCATTGGCACCGAGTTGACGAAGCTTCTGCTGGCTGAGGACATCCAGCCAGGCAGCGCGACCAGCTACCAGACCGCAAAGACCATCTTCCTCCATCACCCGCTCGGGGCAAAGATGGCGGAGGTTCCCGTGAATATGGCGCAGAGCCAGGCGCGGGAAATCTCTGTCAGCGCCGGCCCTGAGAGCGTTCTGATCCCCGCGTTCAACCGCGAGTGGCGTCAGCTTGGTCGCGTCGGCGCTGATGTCCTGATCAAGAACACGCGGGTCCTGTCGCGCGTCTATGGCATCGCATCCGTGGGTGTCGGCGAGCGCAACGGCGATACGAGCGCGCCGCTTGATCTCGAAACGCTGGCCACCGCGGACCTGTTCTTCAACGTTTTCGATCCGCTAAACACCGCCGGTTCGCTCGTCCTCGACCAGGACCCGAATAGCCCGGATTTTCTTAAGCCCAAGGCGCTGACGATATCCGGTAAGGCGTGGCATCCGTCACGCACCTGCGTCGTGATGAACGAGCAGCCGATCTACATCGCCTTCACCAATTCTGCATTTGGCTTCGTCGGCAGATCCGTCTACCAGCGCGCTCTCTTCCCGCTCAAGTCCATGATCCAGTCCATGATCACGGACCAGTATGTGATCGTGAAGTGCGGCCTTCTCATCGCCAAGATGAAGGCTCCGGGCTCGTTCATCAACAACACCATGATGAAGGCGTTCGGCTGGAAGCGCGATCAGCTTAAGGGCGGCGTTACCGGCAACGTTCTGACAATCGGCGAGACCGAGGCAGTCGAGAGCCTGAACTTCCAGAACCTGGAAGGCCCGGCTCGCATGGCGCGCGAGAACATCCTGAAGAACATCGCCATGGCAGCCGGTATGCCGGCCCGCCTGCTCGATCAGGAGACGATGGCGTCCGGCCTGAGCGACGGCACGGAAGACGCCAAGCAGATCGCCCGTTACATCGACCGCGAGCGGATCGAGATGGCGCCGATCTACGGCTTCTTCGACGATATCGTGATGCGCCGCGCGTGGTCCGAAGAGTTCTACGAAGCCATCAAGGGCAACTATCCCGAATACAAGAAAGTGCCCTACGAGACCGCGTTCACGCAGTGGCGCAACTCGTTCGAGGCTATATGGCCGAATCTGCTCGAGGAGCCGGATAGCGAGAAGGCCAAGGTCGACGAAATCCGCTTCAAGTCGGCAACCGCCCTCGTGGAAGTGGGGGCACCGCTGGCCGGACCCAAGAACAAGGCCGAGCTTCTGCGCTGGATGCAGGATCAGGCGAATAACTGCGAGCAACTGTTCACGTCCAAGCTGCGGCTTGACGACGATGAACTAGACAATCCTCCTGAGCCGGTTGCGATCGAGGAAGCCGACGCGACGACCGGAGAAGAGACGAAGGAGCCGCACTCGACGCCCTTCTCGTCCCACTCATGAACTACCATGCGCCGCAGTCATTCCAGCAGGTTCTGGCCGAGGTTCTGAAGCATATCGCTGACCACGGCTACTCCGACCAGGATCGCATGGAGGAGTATCTGCTGCGCCTCCGCATGGCGGCGGAACGCGAGATTGGTTCGCCCCAGGCTGCCGACAAGGCCATGCGCGACGCTCTGGGCGCCATCTACGGTCGCCTGATCGATCAGGGTGGCATCTCTAAGTATGCCCCCGAGGTGCCGCGCTATACCATCGCCATGGTCCGCCCTCAGCTGCGAGCCGAGCTAGACCGCCGCGTGATGGCCGCGACCGACCTGATCAAGCTTCGCCGCGGTGAGGCCGTCGACAAGACGTTGCGCCAAGTTGTGGGATGGACGACCTCGATACCGCCGGGTGGCGTGAGCGACGAAAGCCTGCGCGAGGTCAAAAAGCGCGTCGGGGATTCGCTGAAACAGTATCGCTTTGAGTGCCGGCGCGTGTCGATTGATCAGGGGCACAAGCTGGTCAACAACGTTGCGAATATCGTCGCAGTCGACAATGGCGCGATTGCCGGAGAATGGCACAGCCACTGGCGCCAGGCCGGGTACAATTATCGTAAAGACCACAAAGAGCGCGATGGCCAGTTCTATGCCATCAGGGATAGCTGGGCTGTTCGCGAGGGTCTGATCAAAAAGGGCGAAGGCTACCTAGAGGACATCACGCAGGCTGGCCAGGAGCCGTTTTGCCGTTGTTTCGTCCGCTACGTCTCCTCCCCTCGCCGCCTGCCAGACGACATGCTGACCGACAAGGGCCGGCAGTGGATTGCCCAAGGTAGAGCAAGACAAGGAATGGCAGCGTGAGCGACAAACCCAAGCTAGTCTTGGCTGGAAACTTCACCGCCGATGAGGACGTCTCCGGCAGGTCGCCGTATGTGCTCCTCTTTGCGGGGCGTCCATATTTTGAAAATGGAAAGCTCGTCGCTCTCCACATCGGTGAGATTTCTGACGATCTCGTTGTGGATTATCGCTTCCAGAAGAGATCGGCAGATGGACGCAGCTGGTTCGATCTGATCCGGACGGAACGCAAGACAAGCGCATGATCGACATCGCCACCTATCACGCCAAGCTTGCCATTCGTGCCGCGGAGCATCGCGCGCGGGAGGCCGCAAAGGCTTCAGAGGCAGCGCGCGTTCAGCGTGCCGTTGAGGAGCAGAATGCGGCCTATATCGCTGACATGAAGATCGCGGACCCCGAAGATGCCGCTTGAGACGGGCTCCAGTCGCGCGGCCGTGTCGCACAACATTGCGACCGAGCGGAAAGCCGGAAAGCCCGAAGACCAGGCAATAGCCATTGCCATGAACAAGGCGGGGCTGTCCCGATCCGACCGCCTGGACGCCATCATGGATAGTGTGGCGCGGCTGTCGGCTCGCATGGATGCGCTGTCCCGCAAAGACGCGGCCGACGAGCCTCATGACGACGTTGACTACGCCGATCCTGGGTACCAGTCGGATGGCAAGAAGCGCTATCCGGTGAACACCAAAGAGCGAATCCGGTCAGCCTGGGACTACGCCCACAAGGGCAAGGATGCGGACAAATACACCGCTGAGCAGATTGCCTCGATCAAGCGCCGCATTGTCGCCGCATGGAAGAAGAAGATCGATCCAGCCGGGCCGCCAGAAGCCGCATGAGCCTGCGTGACGAAGTGATCGCCACGCTGCGACGTGCCGGCGAGACCGACGTGTCGGATGCGACGCTCGAGCGTCATTTCGATCCGACCGAGCTGCCAGCGACCCATGCACAGGTGAAGCGCCTGCGGGATAGCGGGCGGATTAGGGTTGAGGACTTATCATGATCCGTGCGGCAGGTCTCGCTATGCTCTGCCGCAAGGGCGATGGGGTGACGGCGCTCTTCATTCGGCGCGGCCCTGGATCTGATTTCCCGGGCTGCTGGCATTTCCCAGGTGGCCGCCTTGAATCCGATGAGACCCCGGCAGATGCCGCCGAGCGCGAGACGCTAGAGGAGGCAGGCCCCTGCCCTTACGGCGCGCTGACCCAACTGCTGGTCGCGCTCGATGCCGACCGATCCGATGGCGAGGTGGTCGAATACACGACGTTTACGGCACCCACCAATGATGAGTTTCGCGCCGTTCTGAACTGGGAGAATACGGCGTGGTGCTGGGCGCCGATCGATGATCCGCCACGGCCCATGCACCCCGGGGCTCAGAAGGCTCTGGAGCGGCTGACGGGTGTGACACCGGCAGAGAAAGCGGTCGAGTTCACCGCCGCAGTCGAATGGAACCGTGATCACTCCGACAAGATAGACGCGGCCATGACCGCCGTGGATGCGCTGATGAGGCGCGCTGACATTTTCAAATAGGCGCGCTGCCCATGGCTACTGAACTCTCTGTTGCGGAGGCCATTCGCGACGGCCATCTGTCGTCCCCGCAACGCCTGGGCACGATGGACCTCGTGGCGCTTCGCATCACGGGCACAGGCGCCTCGTATCGCGCCGGACTGAACGAATACGTTTGGCGCGACGAGAGTCATTACCTCAACGATGAGTTCTTGCGTAGGTGCAACGGGCTCCCAGTGATCTGGGAGCATCCTCCACAGAAACCAA